TTGGTGACTTCGATATGGGCGGCTATAAAATCACCAATCTTGCTGCCCCCGTTGCTGGTACTGATGCTGCTAATCGTACCTTTGTAGAGGGTGTTTTCACTTCAGAAGTTCCAGTCTTTTACCGTCGTTGGTCGAAGACTGCAGTTGGTGGTGAGACGAGTCTTAGCGGTACTGATGACAGTGGCATCTCCTTGTCATATGTTGCCGGTTCTGAGAAGGTCTTCATTAACGGCGCTCTACAGGTTCGAGGTATTGATTACTCAGGTACTACTGGAACAACACTTACTGGTATCCCTGCATTGATTGCTGGTGATATTGTTGAGGTTCATAGTTCCTCTAGCTATACTGTAGGCACTGTTCCTGATGGTAGTGTCACTAACGCTAAAGTAGATGGTGGAGCAGGTATTCAATCTACTAAGCTTGCATTTACCCAATCCGGCACAGGTGCAACTACTCGGACTGTTGAAAGCAAGCTGAGGGATGTTGTCTCCGTTAAGGACTTCGGAGCGGTTGGTGACGGAATAGCAAATGATGCTCCAAAAATCCAAGCGGCTATTGATACTGGTAAATCCGTATTTCTACCTAATGGTGTTTACAAATTGGAATCGCCAATTACGCTTAGCACAGTAGGCCAGCGTTTGTTTGGAGAAAGCTCTCAAAACACTTATTTAACTGGCGGCTTAGATCACGACTTGGTTCGTGTAGCTGCCTCACACTGTGAAGTGGACCACATCCATTTTCGACCCAGTGGTGGTTCAAATGTCTCACCTCCTGCATTTGCACCACTTCGTATTTACGCACCCTTAGCGCATATCCATGACAATAGATTTTTATCAAGTGCTCCTAATACAGGTGTTGCAATCTTTCTGGATGATGTAAATCCCGTAGATAGCTCGATTGTTGCTGGTGCTTATATTCATACTATTGCAAATAACAGAATTGGTGCATCAGGTTACGATTTTTACGTAAGCATCTATTCTTATAATAACAATAATGGCCAGCAGGCTACCAAATTTGAAAATAATCAAATATGGGGTGATGTTGCGATCTATGTATACAAGGGTGGCGGCAACCAGTACATTGGAAACCTGTTGCAATCTGCTACTGGTACCTATAGCGTTGGTGTTGGTAATGGCATTGATTTGCAGAGCGATGTAGTTGGTGAAACAATTATCGGCAACTACATTGAAAGATATGACTACGGTATTATTACTAGGCGAACTACCTCAGACTATTCTCAAGCCACTATCTATTGGAACCATTGGGATAATAACAACCAAAACATACGGCTTGTATCAAGCCTACTAGCCGTTTATTTTGATGAAGAGTCGTGGTACGACGTTAAAAATACTTGGCAGTGGAGATACGGAAGCCAAGACGATTTAAAGCTACTTAACAGAGAAGGTACAGAAGTATTAAATGTCAATAGAGCTAGCTCCTCAGTTGAACCTAGACTTCTTGGTCATAATTTTTTTCAAACTCTTAGTTACACAGCGAATGCTCAGACGCAAACTCCTGCTGCCTCGTGGTGCGAAATAACAGGTGCGGGTGCCCACCGAACTGGTTGTTTCTTGGGTAACGGTACAAGAACCGGTCAACATCTTTATTTAAGAGCACACACTTGGAGTGTTGAGCTTCTTGATAATCCAGGAGGAACGCAGAACATTGTATTTGCTGGTGGTGCTTCTTCTGCAACATTTGGTCAATCAGGAAACGTAGGTACTATGCACTTGATTTGGGATCCCAATTATGGTGGTGGTCCTAGTTGGTTTGAAATTTCTCGTACCCTTGCTTAATAAGTTATGACAAAAACACGTGACTTAGCCGACCTGGGTGGAGGTTTCATCCAGGCCGGTTCTGGTGCTGTGCAGCGCACCGTTGAATCAAAGCTGCAAGATGTGGTGAGTGTTAAAGATTTTGGGGCGGTTGGTGACGGGGCGGCGGACGACACCGCTGCACTTACAGCAATGTTTAATCATTGCAATACACAAGGTTTGTCTTGGCACATTCCAGCAGGTAATTATCTAATTCAGCAGAACATTGTTCTGACTGTTAAAACTGGTGGAACATGCGAAGGCAAGCTGATTATACCAAAAGCAAACAGAAGCGCACAAATTAAAATTGCTCGTGACTCAGCATTTGCACCGCTTAGTACCGCTGGGTGGAATGCGCTAAATAGGGATTCTCTCAATGTCAATGCGTTAAATGCATACAACAAAGTTGTACTTATTGAATCAACCGAGATACTGATACCTAGGAATAACCCTCCGACCAATACTCCATATTACAAGCAAGAACTGATCCGCTGTGTAACAACTGATGGCGCATTTAATACTCCACTTGTTAACACGTACAATCCCGTAGGTTCAACCATCACAGTAACGGGTGCGACTATTTCGACTCCCATTGCTATCAAAGGGTTAAATATACTGATAACAGGCGCTGATTCGGGAAGTGGAGATTGGAGCGATAAAGTTCGGATTGAAAGGGATAGAGTAACGCTGGAAGATCTAACAGTAATCAATGATGATCCATCGGCTCCTTTTCCTGTTGCAGTAAACGTTGTATATTCTGCTGATGTTGTCTTTGTGCGTCCTTTTATCACAGGTCTTCCATTTAGTGGAGCTGGTTATGGCATTCAGTTTTCAACAACAATAGGATGTCAAGTTAGTGATGGTATTATCAAAGACTGTATTCATGCAATAACTGGTCGTCACAACTGTGATCTGGTAGTTGATGGTGGCACTTATTCATATTCTATAGACGAACACTGGGGTGATCGTATGGTGATTAAGAATTTAATAATCACATCATCACCAGGGTATGCTAATATTGTCTATTCCGGTAATGATATTACCGTATCAAATGTAACGACCTATGGAGGCCGTGTATTCTTTGGTTTTAGAGCAGATACGCCTTCACTTGGTGGAACTGTATCCATCAACAAAGTAAAGATGACATCGCAAGACTCTGGAGAATTTTGGTTCTTTGGTACGGAGAGTCTCAGCTATTCAGGCGTATCTGGTACATACCCTGCCGGGTTTATTTACAAAAGGCCTGATTTGCTTACTATTACAGATGTGTCTTTAGACATTGCCGCTAGTACGCAGTACTTCTTGAGATTAATGCCTCCTTCATCAAATGGCTCTGCTCCAGCCGGTGCGTGGGAATCTTGGAAGCAAATTAACGTTTCTGGGCCATTTAACTTTGTTAAAAATACGCCAATCTTGTTAGCATTCTTTTTAAAGGATGGTTCTTTGTCTTCAGGGACTCCATCTATTAACATTGATGGGTGCGATAGTAGCCTGCCAAGTGGCAGTATACCAGTCTACGCATCTTCTTTAGATACTTCTACAACAGGTAGAGCACTTATTAATGTAAAAAACGTCAGAGGAAGCAATAATAACTATAGGTACTCTGGTTATGCGGTTGGTAATCTTACCGTAAGCAACTGCCAAGTGCAAGACTTTACGCATGATAACTTGCATCCAGTATCTGGTTGCTTTAGTATCTTCTCTAATTGCGAGTTTAGGGGAACCTCCTTTGCTAGTACGTTGACGGACTGCCTATTCTCAAGCTGCCTATTCTCCAACACGTATACCACATTCCCATCTACCAGATGCGCTTGGATTGGAAACACAAGAGTAGCTGCCCAAGGTGCCTTACCTACTGACATCAGAGCTAACGTCTTGTCTCCATTCCTGTAAAATCTTAAACATTATGACAAAAACACGAGGTTAAACCAATGATCACTATTCTCGGCATCAAAGTGTCCTATGAGGCACTTGCTTTCTTTGCACTATTTATCGGTTCTGAACTTGTAGGTGCTTCTAAGCTACGTGAGAACAGCATCGCTCAACTCTTTGTACGTGTTGTAGAGGCACTGAAGCCTCACCGCACTGAAGACGACAAGATTCAACGCATTAAGGATACATTTAAATGAGCATTAAACTCCTTGACGTTATTAAAAACTACAAGGGGTTACCTCATCAAAAGCAAGCCATTGAAGCCCTTGAGCGTTTGCTTGGGGGCTTTGGCTTGTCTGATGATGCGGAGTGGGTAAAGATCTGGCGTCTTCCTACTCCGGTAGCCCCTCAACAATTCGACAATACTTGGGAAGGTATTGAAGCTGCTGCACGTGCTGCAGGTGCTAAGTTCCCAGAAGTCGTTGCTGCACAATGGGCACTAGAGAGTGCATTCGGTACTGCACTAAGCGGTAAGAATAACTTTTTTGGTATCAAAGGAACCCCTGGCACTGTAAAGACTACATGGGAAGACTACGGTAACGGTCCGGTGACAATTAAGGCATCATTTAAGGACTTTGCTACACCTTACGACTGTGTAGATCACCTTGTCACTCAATGGTATAAAGATTACAAAGGCTACAAGGGCGTCAATCGAGCCACCTCTCGTGAAGATTGTGCATACCTCCTGAAGAAAGAAGGTTATGCCACAGATCCTGTGTATTCACAGAAGTTGATTCGATTGATGGAGCAACATGAGTAGCACCACTCACAACATTGTACCTGGTAGATTCTCTAAGGGTCTACCTGTTACTACTAAAGTTCACTTTAAAAGCTCAACTAACAGTACCAATGCTACTTCTGTAAAGAATAGTCCTGGTACTGTTTTTAATGTAATTATCCATAACACCCATGGTGGTAGTGGTAGTGGAGCAGCTATTGCATTTAGACTGTACAACAAAACTACTGCTCCTGTTGTAGGTACAGATGTACCAATGATTATTATTCACGTACCTTCCGGTAATTCTAAAGAAATTAATTTTACTAGTGGTGTTACTTTTACCAATGGAATTGCTTATTCTATTACTGGGGGCGATGATTTGCTTGACGCTACCGCTGTTGATGCAGATGGTGTTCAACTTTACATGGGGTACGTGTAATGATTGAAGCAGGTGTAGCAGCAGGTATTGCGCTCTTTACCGCTATTGTCTCAGTACATAACCGCCTTTATACCAAGATTAACGAAGTGGATAGTCGTGTAGACAAAGTAGAGCTACGTGTGGCTGAAAACTACGTACAAAAACAAGAGTTAGCTGTTGCTCTTCAAAAGATGGAGGATCATATGATTCGCATCGAAAATAAGCTAGACCAAATCGTATTGAGAAATGGCTAAAAACAAAGCAACTGAGGACATGTTTAATGACCTCCATAATCTTGTCACACAGGAGCTACTTAATCGGATTAAATCCGGTGAAGCTTCTACTGCTGATCTAAAAGCAGCTTGTGATTGGTTGACTAAGAATGATATCAGCGGGGTTGCTTATGATGGTAACCCTCTTGATAAGTTAGCTAATGTGATGCCGAAGATTGACCCTGAATTAGTACAACGGAGGCTTTATGGCAAGTCGCACGTCTAACTACTATAAGAAGAATCCTAAGGCACGTGCTAAGCGTCTTAAGCAACAAGCTAAGTACAATAAGACGACTGATGGTCTAAAGATCCGTACAGACGCTAACAAACTAAATAGGAAACTTGGTACATACGGTAATGGTGATGGGAAGGATGCTTCCCACACTGGACCTAATAAAGGGAGACTTGAGTCCCCTAAAACTAACCGTACCCGACCACGAACGGGTAAAAAATACGCATCATGACTCCACTGCTGCCCTCTCCTGATCACTACCTTTACAACTTGATTACGATGACAAGTCCTGAAGCTAAGCGCCTCTGGAGGCGTGCCATCAAAGAACACTTCAACTGCACTTGTGCATATTGCGGAGAATACTATGACATCAATCAACTTACTCTTGACCACGTTCGTCCTAAGTCTATGGGCGGAGAAGATCTTACAAGTAACCTGGTACCAGCCTGTCAAAAGTGTAATCAGGATAAAGGAAGTAGCAACTGGCTCCAATGGATGCGTAAAACATTCGGTGTAACACCAAGGGAACAATTCATTCTATCACACATTAACTAACTATGGAAAAGAAGAAGTCAATCAAGGATACGCTTGCTGAAATTAAGATGATGCGTAAAGCATCTAAGCAGCGTCAGGCAGGTAAGAACACCACTTCTGAAGACATCAAAGCACGCATGGAAAAGCGTGAGATGGATAAGGCAAAGCAGGATCTTAAATCTCAAAAGAAAGAAGCTAAGCAAGCTGGACGTAAGTTCTCTACTGAAAAGGATAAGTCTCAATATGTAGCTCCTAACGGTAAGGAGTATATGGGTCCTGGTGGCGGTCCTAAGCGTGAACGTAAGGCTAAGAAGGAGATGCCTGAACAAGCCCCTAAGAAGGTTGCTAAGCGTCGTCCTACGGGTCGTGGGGAGATGATCGCTCAACGCTACATGGATAATGAAAAGCGTAAGAAGGACGGTGGATCCAGCGTTGTAGGGAGCTAAGTAGTGGCTGATTTTATTGAAGTCAGTAGCAAAAAAGAGGCTCAACGATTAGCTTATCAGCACTATCAAGATAAAGGCTCCCTCACTGGTGGTACTAAATATATACTACCTGATGGTACTAAGCTAAGAGT